TCAATCAAAGCGTTAGCGTAGCCATTCTAGCCAACAGACTTAAGACAGCAAAGGATGAATTGTATTCCAAGTTGCAATTGGCGTATGAGAACCTACCTCACTTCTTGCAGCAGGGGGTCGTAGAATGGAATAAGACATCTTTGAAACTGGAAAACGGGTCCAGAGTCATCTGTGACGCAACATCGTCCTCAGCCATTCGTGGCGGCTCTTTTAACTTCCTATTGCTGGACGAATACGCATTCTTGCCGTCACACGTAGCAGAAGAATTCTATTCATCGACATATCCCACCATTTCGGCTGGTACAACCACAAAACTTGTTATTGTATCTACACCAAATGGGATGAACCATTTCCACAAACTTTGGGTTGATTCCAATAGAGCCGAAGGCCACAAATTAAAAAATAAATTCGTCCCGGTAGAAGTTTCTTGGAGAGATGTTCCAATTACTCCCGGTGGCCCAAAAAGAGATGATGTATGGGCAGCAGAACAGATAGCAAACACCAGTCCAGAACAATTTGAACAAGAATATGGTTGTAGTTTCTTGGGCTCTTCAAATACATTGATTTCTTCTACAAAATTAAATGTATTGGCTCCAGAAGAGTATCTATCTGAAGATGCCGAAGGATTGAGAATTTTTGCCGAACCTCAGAAAGACAAAATATATTTTTTACAGGCTGATGTATCAAGAGGACAGGGATCCGACTATTCGGCGTTTACTGTAATAGAAGGAACGGAATCACCTTATAAAATTGTTGCAACATACAGAAATAATACAATAAGTCCTTTTAATTTTCCTCAATCAATAAAAAAGGTAGGAGAATTGTACAACAATGCTTATGTATTGGTTGAAACAAACGACATAGGTGGTCAGGTGTCAAGTATTCTTTATAACGATCTTAACTATGAAAATTTGTTAATGACCCGTATTGCAGGAAGAAAAGGTCAGATGCTTTCTCAGGGATTTGCAACAGGCAAAAGCGAGATGGGATTAAGAACAACAGCACAAACAAAAAAATTGGGATGTGCTATATTAAAAAGACTTGTTGAAGAGGATAAGATTTTAATAAACGATGAAAGAATAATTCAGGAACTAATGGCGTTTGTTTCAAAATCAAACACATATAAGGCAGAAGAAGGCCAAAATGATGATTTAGTAATGACTTTGGTCTTTTTTGCGTGGCTAACCAGACAAGAATACTATTCTGATTTGATTGAAACGGCCAAAATGAACTATGAAGAGGCCAAAAAGCCAGAAGATGACAATGTTTTGTTCATGTACGGTCAAGATGATGATGAAAATGAAAAATTTTCTGATGGCTCTGTAGTATGGTACCCTGTATAAAAAATCTAAATAATACAGAATAAAGGTACAAAAATATGGCAATTTCCTTAAGCTCTTTTACTAACCCAAACTCATACACCAAAGAAACTAGAGGCACGCAGTTAATAACAGGTTTTTTGGCTGGGTCTAGTTTTAATATTGGGGCTACTTATTCTGGTAACACAATCACAGCAGACCCAGGTGGTATGTTTGGTTGGTTAGTATATTCAAGATATTTTAAACAATCACCTACAAAAGGTGGAACATCCGATACATACATCGTTTATACCACTCCAAATGATCTAGTAAATGATTTTAACGCTTTAGGCGGATCCACGGGGGCTATATTAGCCAGAAATACCGGGGATACTTATGGTCTATTTTTAAATAATGGAAACAATACTTTATCTGGTATTACAAACGGAAAAGATTTCCTTTTGGCCATTAGTTATTTGGCATACGGCGGCGCTCTAGTAATAACCGGAAGCACAACAGGGTTTAATAATTACACAAACACGACCGGAAAAAACATTGATGTTTTGATGGGATCTTGTGCAACTGCAGCAATTTCACAATGGTTGATCAACAATCCCTATACTACAGGCGTATTTGCATCACAATCAAATGGATCTGGTTATACTGCCGCAAATTTTGATTCTTTGTTTGGTTCTCCATCTTATGTTGCCTTTGGTGATTCACCTGCAGTTGCAGACAGAGTTTTCAATGTGTATGGGCAAAAGACTGTTAGCAATTTCAATACAAGTTCTGTTCTTGGAAGTTCTACATTGACATACACACAAACTGCAGTTCCAGATGTATGTGGATTCTTTGCAAGAGCAAAAGATAGAAATGAATTGTATTTGACTGTAGCCGGTATCGATAGATCTACAGTTTTGAATGGTAGTGTAGATAACACCGTTGCTTGGTCTGATGCTACTCTAAAAACCATTCTAAAGAACAATAGAGTAAATTATTTCTTAAGTTATAATCCAAAGTTTTTGGGTCAAGACCTTGTTGGTGCAACCGCAGCTACAACAGATGTAACTGTAAATGAAAGAGTTGGCCCTGCTCAAATGAAAGCAGCTATGGATAGAGATATTACAAACATTGGTTTGAAATATCTGTATGACATCAATAATGAAGCCACAAGAACTTTGGTTACTAATGAAATATTAGCATATTTACAACAGTACACTACATTTATAGATACAACTAAAACACAAGTAGTTTGTGATTCTTCAAATAATACTGATAATGCAACTACATTAAATATACTAGTGTCTGTAACACCAAGACTTGGAGTAACATCGTTTGTCATCAATGTAAATCTAAGTTCAACCTAATATAAAAACTAATGCCAAATAATTCACTAAACCAATTTAAAACAGCCTTTAAAGGCGGCTCAAGAGCAAACCGATTCGTTGTGAATTCTGCTTTTCCTGCTGGTATACCAAATGCGGCTCAAGCATTTAATAGAGGTAGATTTACTATATCCTCGGCGTCTTTACCAAAGGCAGACATAGGTGTAGTTGGCGTTCCTTTTAGAGGAAGAATGGCATATTACGCCGGAGATAGACAATACAGTGTATGGCCTATAACAATCTATGATGACAATAATAATTTGTTATGGAAATCTTTCCACACATGGAAAGAATTGATGGATGGGCACGTAACACACAAAGTCAGTAACAATGATTTTTCTTATGCATCATTACAAACCGATTGGACAGTTGAACAATTAGATAATAATGGTAATACAATTCGTCATATAAGATTGCATCGTTGTTGGCCAAGTGAAGTGGGTGGTATAAATTTTGATATGGGATCTTCTGAAATTGTGACATTTCAAGTAACATTGACTTTTGATCATATAAGTTTTATTACTGGAGTATAAAATGGCACAAACATCACTCAATCAATTTAAAACAGATTTTCTTGGAGGAACAAGACAAAACCGTTTTGAGATTCAGGGTGTTATTCCATATTCTGGCGGTGCTTTATCGTCATTCCACGTCAGATCATCTTTGATACCAACTCTACAAACAAGCACAATTGTGTATGATTACTTGGGAAGAAAATCATTTTTTCCAGGTGAAAAAATGTATTCAACATGGTCAGTTGCAGTGTTAGACGATCCCTCTTCAGGCGCAAACAATTTGTGGCAAAAATTTCAATCTTGGCAAAATAGAATAAACAACCATTTTACAAACGTATCAGATGTTTCTGCACAACAATCAACCGAACCTTCGTATAAAGCATTTGGTTGGCGTATAAATCAACTTGATTTAAACGGAAATACCATAAAAACTTTTATGTTAAATGGTTGCTGGCCACGATCAGTAAATGAAATTAGTTTCAACATGGGTCGTCCAAATGTGTTAAATACTTTTAACGTAGTGTTTGTGTTTGATACTGTGCAAATATTCGATAGAACTGTTCAAATTACAAATACTAACATAACATAATGTGAAAAAGGATACATAATGGACCTACCTCTTTTTGGATTTCAATTCGGTAAAAAGAAAACAGCAAAAGAAGATAAAAAAGATAACCTAATTCAGAGTTTTGCTGCTCCTGAAATTTTTGATGGAACAGTTACCGTTGATGCTGGTGGTTTCTTTGGAACTGCTTTAGATTATGCTGCAAATTTGAGAGATGAAAGTGCTTCTGTAATTCAATACAGAAACATGTCCATATATCCAGAAATAGACAACGCAATTGATGAGATTGTTAATGCATCTATTGTGCCGGGAACAGATAGAAAGCCAGTAAAACTGGATCTCAAGGATCTTCCTTTAGCAGAACCAATAAAGTTAAAAATATACAGAGAGTTTGATAACATCATTCATATGTTGGATTTTAATTCCAAATCATATGAAATTTTTAGAAGATGGTATATTGATTCAAAGATATTTTACAATGTAATAATAGATAAAGATCAGCCAGCAGAGGGAATCAAAGAGATTCTACCCATCGATCCTTTAAAAATTAAAAAGGTAAGAAAGGTAGAAAAACAAAACGAAAAGGCTGGAAACCAACAAGTTTCATTTATCAAAAAGATTGAAGAATATTATCTATACACCAATACAGATAAAGAAAGTTACATGATAACAGGTCCAAGCGGCCTGCATTTGTCTGTAGACAGCGTTGTTTATGTTCCTTCTGGTGTTGTAGATCTCAATACAAAGCGTGTATTGGGGTATCTACACAAGGCTATTCGTCCTTTGAACATGTTGAGGCAACTAGAAGATGCTCTTCTAGTTTACCGTATAGCCCGCGCGCCTGAGCGTAGAATCTTTTATGTAGACGTAGGTCAATTGCCAAAGCAAAAAGCCGAACAGTACATGAGAGACATGATGAGTCGTTTCCGCAACAAACTCATCTACAATCAAGCAACAGGTGAAGTTCGCGATGAACGCAATCACTTGAGTGTTCTAGAAGATTACTGGTTACCACGGCGTGAAGGTTCAAGAGGAACTGAAATCACTACTCTTCCCGGCGGACAAGCAATGTCCCAAATTGAAGACGTAGATTATTTCAAGAAGAAGTTGTATGGTGCATTGAATGTTCCTTTAAGTCGTCTTGCCTCAGATCAGACTGGATTTAATCTCGGTCAATCCGTACAAATAACAAGAGAAGAGATTAAGTTCTATAAGTTCATTGAAAGAGTTCGTCACCAGTTTACAAAACTGTTTTTGGATCTCATGCGTGTTCAGATGATTCTCAAGGGAATCATGACTGAAGACGACTGGAATGAACTAAAGCCTTACATTAAATTTGTATATAACACTGATAATTATTTCTGGGATCTAAAAGAATCAGAAATTCTTGCAGAACGCTTAAAGATGTTGTCTTTTGTTGAACCATATATCGGAAGATATTTCTCAACAGAGTACGTTCGCAGCAAAGTCTTGCGTCAAACTGAAGAAGAAATGAAGGTAATGGATAAGGCAATGGAAGTCGATAGACAACGAATGCAACAAGAGCAGATGGCTCAAATGGCTGCACAACAGGCCCAACAACAAGCCCAACAACAAGGACAGCAACAAGGACAGCAACAATGACATACGTAAAAAACTTAATTCAAAGAGGAATCAACGAATTGATTGAAGAGAATGATGATCTCTTCAAGCAAAATTTGATGTATGCATTAGCCTTTAAGTTAAATGAGTCGATTGAATATGCAAAAATTGACATACAAAACAAATTATTGCAGGTTCCACAACAAAATACTGAAATAACAGAAGAGATCCAAATATTATTAAATTTTTTGGAAGGGTATTCACAAAACCCAACTGACAAAATTTTATTAAAAGATAACAGTGTTATAAATATAAACGAAGAAGATATAAAGTCAGTAAAAATGCTTTTTGAAAATTTAAGTCCAAAAAACAGACAAATAATGGCAGAAAGCATTTTTGATAATAACGAATCTTTCAAACAGCACATAAATTTTTATAAGAACTCAGAGGCACTAATATGAATCAAAAAGTAAAAAACATGCTCACCCATTTAGTTGATGAAAATGCTGTTGCCTTCAAGCAAGAGACAGAAAAAGCTTTATATGAGAAAGTAAATCAAAGAATTCAAGACGCCTATAAAAATATGGCAAACAGTCTCATAAGAGGTAACAATGAAACTAATAACGGAACTAACTGAAGACGTAAAGTACATCAAAGAGAATGTCGGAAACGGTGAAAAGACCTATTTCATCGAAGGCATTTTCATGCAATCCGAAACCAAGAATCGCAACGGTCGCATTTATCCACAAAACACTTTGTTGAAAGAATGCAAGCGCTATATCACAGAGTATGTTGACAAAGGCCGCGCACTTGGTGAGTTGAACCACCCATCAGGACCAACAGTAAATCTTGATCGTGTATCCCATATCGTAAAAGAACTACACGAAGATGGTAGAAACATCTACGGAAAAGCCAAAGTTCTTGACACCCCAATGGGTCGTATCGTAAAAAACCTCATTGATGAAGGTGCACAACTTGGCGTATCGACTCGTGGAATGGGTTCTCTCAAAGCCAAGAATGGTTATCAAGAAGTTCAAGAGGACTTCATGTTGGCCGCAATCGACATTGTTGCAGATCCTTCGGCACCAAATGCTTTCGTAAACGGAATCATGGAAGGTCGCGAATGGATCTTTGAAAACGGCCTATGGTCTGAAAGACAACTAGAAGCATCAAGACGATTGATTAAGCAATCATCAAAGAGAGACTTAAACAAAAATATTGTAAAAATATTTGAACAATACTTCAAGGGACTATAATGTTTAAATATCAACTACACGAAGACACAAAATATTATTTAAAATCTCTTCTTGTAGAAGATGATGCTTCTCCTACCAAAGATAAAAAGGACACAAAAAAGTCCAAAAGTAAAAAAGAAGATGCTGTAAAAGCAACAGAACCCAAACCAGTCCCACCACCAACACCTCCAGTTGATGTTTCTGGTTCTCCTGTGTCCCCAACAGAAGAAGAAAAGAAAAAAATAGAAGCAGATCAAAAAAGAGCACAAGAAGAAGAGATATCAAAACGAACTCTTCCACTGGATCGTAAAACGGATCTTGAAAAAAATAAAATAGATCCAACTTATAAAGAGAATGTTAGACAATCTTCTGGTGGTCCTTCTAGTGCAGATTCTGGAAAAAGAGACCCATACTATACCTATGGCGCTTCATCTGGAAGAGGAAGAGGTGCCCCAGCACCAGATGAGCCAGCGGACAGAACTGGAATACAGGGGATGCATCCAAGTGTAGGAGGTAAGAAATTATCTCTATCTTATAATTTTCCAGTTTTGCTTGGTCAATCTTTTCAAAATGTAAAATCTGGTGGCACAAAAGATGATCCATTGGAGATGATAACATCTCCATATAAAGATCTTCAAAATATCAAATTAGTAAAAGCGAATTTACCTGGAATTCTTGGAAAAATTAAAGCATTGGGTGAAGTAGATGCAGCAAATTTAAAACAAAGTTATGTAACTGATGGTTCTGGTTATACGGTGCCAGAAAAATGGACAGGTTCAGCAGACACAAAAACCGATCAAATAAAAGAATTAGTTGATGCTGAGTTTATTTCGAAAAATGAAGTAAATAATTTAAATGACGCAGATGATAAAACTGTAAATGCATTATATGGAATTGTAAAAAAGGACGTAGAATTCAAATCAAATAAAAATGCAGCAAGTTCATTTGCCGGAAATGTCCAAACATTTTCAAAGAAATTAAAAGGATTGGGTGGCTTAGACCCGTTCTTTGGAGAAGAACTAGCAGCAAAACTTTTGGGTGGCGAATGGATAGAAAAGACCATGCAAAATATTGCTCCTGCACAAGAAAGAGGAGTTATCAGCAGCATGGGAAATAGAAGTTCAATAGGTATGTAATAATATAAATTTTTACTAAATAAATAAGTCAAGGATTAATTAATCATGAAAAACAACAAAAAAATCAATTTAGCAGAAGCCGCCGCCCAAGTAATGGGTGGCGCAAAAACCGTAGTAGATGGAACTGGTAAGTCAGACATGACAGTTGGTGGTGGTTCAATGGTACCAGGTGCCGTTGTAACTGGTACACCAGCAGTAATGGCAGGCATGGGTCAACCAGGCGTTCCTGCTGTTCCCGGTGCCATGATGGCCGTTCAAGGTCAAGCCAAGATGGCCAAAGCCCCAACAAAAGAAGTTTCTGATGAATCAGAAGAAACTTCAGAAGAAGAGGGTGAAGAAGAAACCTCAAGCCCAGAAGAAGTTGAAGAGGCTTTTAGAAGCGCTCTTTCAGAAATTTTGGGAGAAAACGTAGATCCTTCTTTGGTTTCCAAGATTGAAGCTGTCTTTGAAGCCGCTGTTACCGACCGCGTTGAGCGCCAAGTAGCAGAAATCATCACTCAACTAGACGAAAACGCCAAGACTTATCTTGGAACCGTCACCGAATCTTTGGTTGAAAAGGTTGATGATTATCTAGACTATGTTGTCGAAGAATGGGTCAAGGACAATGCAATCGCCGTAGAACAAGGCATCAAGACTCAAATCGCTGAAAATTTCATTACTGGTCTCAAGAA